CCATTTTCTCTAAATCTTTTGGTTTTGGGTAAGGGATTTCCAGCCATAAGTCTTCAGAGTAGAATATGTGGTCTCCTATCTTTTTTAATTTATAGAATTCCTTTGCCCAATAAGGATTTACTGTATCATTATGGTAATGAGTTGCTCTGTCACCAAGAACATAAATGTATTTTGAATTTTTAATTAACATTTCAGACAATATCTTAGCTCTTTTGAAAGCTTCCTTTTCTTTTGGCTTATCAGAATTATCATCGCAATACCAGCTAAAAGCACAGCCATTTTTATTTGACTGTTTAACAACTCCGCAAATTGTGTCTGGGTGTTTTTCTGAAGCCACTCGATTAAGAGTGACCTCAGCTACTGCTATTTGACCTTGTATGGGTTGATTCCTAGCCTCGAAATAAATATTCAAAGCTAGGCACATTGCAGCTGCACCAATCATGATGCTAACTCGAAATCAAAAGTCAATTGCTCGTCACACTGGCTTTCAAACTTTGGATTTTCAACTTCGTAAAAAGCATGAACCAATCTTTTACTCCAATGGTGAGAAGCATCCATTGCTCTCCATATTGCAACTTGATTATCAATAGTTGTCCAGTCACGAGTATCCATAATAAGAACATGGCGAGTAATTTGGATTATGTAAACTTTACCTTGCTCCAAATTTTCAAATACAAATTTGCTCAACTTTCGCTTTTTGTCAAGTGTTGTCCATTTGCCTTTGATGTCAAAAGTTTTTAAAGCTTTTGCGATATTGTCGTTGCTAACACCTTTACAATGACGCTTGCCACGAATTTTTTTAAGAGTTTGATAGGCTGGTTCGTATTCAGTTCCTGCAACTGTGGCAACTGAAAATGGTCCACACCATGTAACTCTTTTCTTTCCAGTCCAGTCAGTAATTTTTCTTTGAAGTGGGTTGTGCTTTTCCATGATTTTATTTCCTTTCTCAATCAATAAATATACTCTAGCGTATCTGGCCAGAGAAGTAAAGTGTTATTTTAAACTTTTATTGGTAATATTTTCCACAGTATTCATTATGCTGCAACCTTTTTGCTGTAACCCATAAGTCTGAGTTGGATTGAAGTTGTTTCATTTGTATTGGATTGAATAAACTGCCTAGACAATTTTTCCCTAACTTTTTTCATATCTAAAGTTTTTCTTGTAGACTCTGAAACAATAGCATAGTGCTCTGTGCCTTCATATGTTCCTGTGCCTTGGGACTTCAGAGAGTTGACTATCTCTGCTTCTTGCTTTTTAAGATCATCCATCTGGGATCTAATTTTTGCTAATTTATCTACTTGGTTCATTTTATTTCCTTTCTCAGCTATCCTAGACCTTTCGGTTTCGAGGGAGGAGCTACCTCCCTCATCATCAGTAGGAATTAATTCGTATAGTCGTACCAAATATCAGCAACTGTCGTATGTGGGTCAGTGTTACGATTTATTTCATCAACAACTTTGTTTTGGAATCTAATTGCTCTGTTGAGTAATTTTCTTGCACCATCATGGGTTCTGAACCCATCTTCTTTTGCGAAGTCCATTGAAGAACTAAACATGGTGTTTTCACTCATACCATAATCAAATATGGCTCTTGCTAAAATTTTATAATCACGAGATTCAAAAACTCTTGGCTCTCCATCATAAGAAATATCAGCTTCTAAGTGAAATCTTAAACCTTTACGATCTGCTGCAATCATTTTAATCATTTTATTTACTCCCATCATATAAGGTTTTCCAGCAAGAACCATTGTCAGTCATAATTAAAACTTTACCAGTATTTTCAGACTGAATTATTACAGTAGCGAACTTTCCATATTTTTCAGCTAGCCAAGTATTCAACTCATCCACATTATTAAGATACTCTTTATGGGATAAACTACCATCTAAATTTACTTTGTTTACTATCATTTTCTTTCCTTTCTCAACCTTAAATATACTCTATCTTATTCTGCCAGAGAAGTAAAGCTTTATTTTAAATTATTTTAAAAAAAGAATCATTTAAAAACAATAACTTATGAAAGTTTACGCCATTTGTCTACATAAATTTTTCTAAATCCCTTTCTTAAAGTGCCTTTTATTAAATACCAATCGCCAATTCTTCCGTCTTCTACTATGGCTTTTCCCATCTTTGGATATTTAAATCTATCTATTGTAGAGATAATTGGTCCAGTGTCATCTTCAAAAGTCATGTTCAACCAAAGATTATGCGTTTCTGCTCTACGACCCCCTCTCTTTGCCAAGTTTACAGTTTCATTTAGATCTCTTAAATTCTTTTCTTTTAACTTTCCGAAAAACACATAAGTTCCTGGAGTATCAGCTTCAAGATTCTCAATATCTGTTATCGGTGTTTTAATGTTGTGTGCAGAGGGGTCTTTTTTAATATGCCCAAACCTACGTTCACATTCAAATATATCGTCGTATGGCGTTTCTCCATTGTCTAGTAGGTTTTCTTGTCTAGGTGTTAAAGGTTGTTTAAGCTCTCTCCGATTAACTATATCTTCAGCAAGTTTTGGACCAATACCTTTTATTCCGATCAAACCACCTATCAATTCTCCGTCTTGAACAGACCAATTTAATTCTGATTTGAATTTATCGTATGGTTTGTATCCTAATCCCTCTTTGACAACTTCTCTTAAAAGCTTAATTCCTTGGTCATCATCTTTTACATTCCGCAGACATGCTGCTGCAAATTCTAAAGGAAACCGACTTTTCAAAACACAACACCAATAACTCACCATACCATAAGCAATAGCATGCGACCTATTAAATGCCCAAGATCCCATTGTATTAATATTTTTCCAAATCTTTATTGATTCATCTTCTGATATTCCCTGCTCTTCAGCACCCACTTTAAATCTTTGCCAATACCTATCAAAGAATTCTTCACCATAACTTTTGCTCATAGCTTTACGCAATTGTGAAACATCCTCCCAACTTAACTTGCCCACATCACGAGCAATAGTCATAACTTGCTCTTGATAAACAACCACTCCTTTGGTCACTTTTGTTATTTCTTCAGTCATGGGATGTAAGTATGTTACAGGCTCTTCTCCAACTTTTCTTTTAATATATTGAGTTGTCCCTCCAGAATTTAATGGTCCAGGACGAGCCAAGGCAGTTATTGAAGCAATATCTTCAAAGTTACTAATTTTCATTTGCCGAGTTAAAGACTGAAGAGCATAACCTTCAAACTGAAAAATTCCTGCATATTTTTCTTTATTCAGAACTTCAAATGCCTTTTCATCCTCCAAAGGAAAATTAACAAGCTTTTCTCTTTCCCATCCAACTTGGTCTAAAACATCCTGTAATACAGAAAGAGTTCTTAGACCCAAAGCATCAATTTTTAATAAATTAAGGTCTTCTGCATCAGACTTGTCTATTTGGGCTGCACCACTTTGGGCACTCACCGAACAATATTTACTTACAGGATCTTCAGTTACAATTATTCCTGCAGCATGAACCCCAGAATGGCGAGCGTGATTTTCCATCTTTTCAGCGATTTTCATTTGAGGGTATTTTTCCAAAACCTGCTTACCAATTTCAAGATCATTAAATGTATCCATTATGCACATTGCAGCCCGAGCATCACCAGAGCTTCTCTCTATAATAGCACCTTTAAGATCATTGACTTCCCATGCTGGTATAGCAAGCTCTTTTGCAACCTCTGTAATTGTGCTCTTGGCTTTGTATCTACTAACTGTCCCGAGATGGGCAACTTTTTCAGCACCATACTTGTCTCGCAAATATTGGAAAACCATCTCACGCCTGTCATCTTGGAAATCAATATCAATATCAGGAAGATCTTCACGAGTTATATCTATAAACCTTTCAAATAATAAATCATGCTTAATAGGATCAACATCTGTAATTCCTATTAAATAACAAACCAAAGATCCTGCTGAAGATCCTCTTGCTGGACCAACAAGCATATGTTGTTTTGCATAATTAATCATATCAGCGATAACGTAAAAATAATCTTCAAACTTTTTATTGGCAATCATCTCAAGCTCTCTTTTAAGGCGAGCTTTATATGCAGAGTCTTGCAGATCTATATTTCTTTCTGGTGCACCATCAATACACATTTGCTCTAAAGTTTTTTCTGGAGTAAAAGAAATCATTTGGGCAACTGGTAAATCAACATTGCACATATCAACAATTTTGTAAGTATTTTCTATCGCCTCATCAGGAATCCAAGGTATACAATCAACAAGCTCATATTCATTAAGAAGATGCATTGGCTTAGTTCTCTCTGTTCTATTCATGCCAACCAAAACTTCATATGCTTTTTTGTCTGTTACTTTAGGATAATAATTGTCAGAAGTTGCAACAGGCTTAAAACCTTTTTCTTTGCAGAACTTTAAAGACTTTGGAGAACTCATTGGATTTATCTCAATATAAAGATTGGCTTTTCTGGCCAAAGGTAAAAGTCCCCACTCTGGGTGAGTTCCACTTAATATAATTACATTTTCAGATATGTCGAATAAATCTGAATAACTTATTCTTGGAAAATAATAAAAATTTTCTTTCGCTGTGCTTTTTGTAACAAGCTCATATATCTCTGAAAGACCAGAATTATTCTTAGCGATAAATGCCATCATATTTGCAGGTTGTCTAGTTCTGTCATTTGCATCTTCAACAACAGCAATCTCAACTCCAAATATAGGTTTTACTCCTGCTTTTTTACAAGCATTGTTAAAAGCAACATGACCCCAAGTTCCAGAATCAGCAATACCCATAGCCTCTCCTGCAATTTCAACAAGGTTTTTTATCGGACCATATGCTTTCCGAAAAGAATATTCAGTTCTTGTTCTTATGTGTAACATTTACATTAACAGTGCGACAATTAAAGTTCCTACGATAAAACCGATTAATGATATTGCCATTATATATGTCCTTCCTTTTTGTACCATTTCAGAATTTCAATAGTTGCCTCTACATCATTTAAAGATCTGTGGGCATTATCTATTTTCTTTCCCATTATCTCTTCATAGATATCTCCAAGCTTCCGCATTTTTCCCCAAACACTTTGACCAACTTCAACTGTGCAGATATGATTCATTGGCCAAGGAAACTTTGTGACCTTATCCAATCTTTCAAGTTCATACCTTAATACTTTTCTGTCAAAAGGTAAATTGTGTGCAGCCATGGAAGTCTCGCCAAGAAAAAATTTGCATAGCTCTTTGTAATGAGCGATAAATGGTTTTTTATCTTTCAGATCCTCATCTTTTATTCCTGTTATTTTTGTTATTTTAGGATCAAGTTCATGTCCAGGATTGCACATAAATTCTAACCGATCATATTCTTCAAAATTTCCATCAGTCAATCTAATTGCACCGAACTCTATTACTCGAGGTTGAAGATCCAAATCTGATCCTTCAGCTTTCGGCAAGCCAGTTGTTTCTAGATCAAATACTATCATCGTATTTTTCCATGTCTTTTACAAGCTCTGATAAATTTATTTTTTTATCTTGTGCTTGGTCTAATTCTTCTTGAAGAAAACAATAAACTCCTGCATCGTGGATGCTATCTTTATGTGGGTTTTCAAATTCCTTGCAGTATCTTACCATTTTGACCATTATTAAATTTAAAACAGACCACCTCCCCATATCAACTTCTGTTTTTAAATTGACTCCTTCAGGGAATAACTCTGCCATAATTTTTGCATGCTTTATGTAACTATCTCCATAAACTTTTCTTCTTTCAACAAAAGTTTTCAGAGCATCACTTATTAACGCATCAGCTCTTTTGTTTTTCATCTTTGTCCTCCTGCTAAATCTATCTGGCTTCCTGACATATAATCTGCTTTGCCATTTACGAAAAAACTACAGATTTCTGCAATTTCTTCTGGCTGTAGCCATTCGTGTTTTGGAAGAGTTGCTCCCCAATATCCTTCTGCCTCTTCTCTCGATAAGCTTCTGTATCGCATAAGACCTTTTATTGTCTCTTCAGTCATAGGAGTTCCTTCTGTATTGCTTGGATTTATAGTGATGACATTGTATCCTTTTGGAGCAAGTTCCCAAGCAATACATTTCGCAAAATGAGATAT